TGGGGGAACTTGTTTCCCCCCACACCCCCCTTCTTATTCTTCTCCCTATTCTCTTTATTCTTTATAGAATAAGAAGGTTGTTCAACGGTTGTTCGCCGGTTGTTCAACGGTTGTTCGCCGCCCTGTTCATTCCCCTGTTCGCCACCCTGTTCATTGCCCTGTTCGCCACCCTGTTCATTGCCCTGTTCGCCTACGTTATTGGACGTGTCGCAAACGCAGTGTCCATGCGTGTTGCAAAATTCATTCTGTTGTTCACTGCCTTGTTCGCCACCCTGTTCATTGCCTTGTTCATTACCCTGTTCGCCGTCCTGTTCATTCCCCTGTTCATTTTCCCTGTCTGAAAATTCCAACGTGCTTTTGTTACTTTCGGGATTTTGATATTTTTCCCAGGAATGAACCGAAATTTTCGTTCCGCCAGCAGTAATTTCCATAGAAATTTGTTCTTCTTTTTCTAACCATTGCAAAATTCGTCTTACAGTACTAACCGGTAAGTTGACATCCTTGGCAAGTTGCGGAGTAGAGAAGATCCCCTGTCCAGGCTGCAAGATGATTTCTTTCCCGTTCCAGAGCGTTTGGCGTTCCTGGTAAGAGACTACAGACAACAAGATGTACGTCCATAGTCCAAGATAAGCGGCTCTACATAGCCCTGGGCTGTCTTTGATGGAGCGAAAGAGTTTTATCCACCCTGTACTCACGTCATTACCCCCTTAGAACGGAACTTCTTCGTCAAATGGTACTTCTGTCCCTAATTGGTTTATTTTCTGCTGTGCCGCTGCAAATCCGGTCTGTGCCGGCGGCCGCTCCGGATAATCTTGTTGAGCAAATCCCTGCTGCGCATAGTGCTGGTTTTGCGGTCCTTGCTGAGCGTTTTGATTGCCGGAATCCGCAAAGTAAAAGCTGTTGCAAATGATCTCGTAAGATATCCGGTTATTCCCATTTTTATCTTGCCATCTTCGTGTTTCCAGCCGTCCGGTCACAACGACCATCCGACCTTTTGTTAGATACTGTCCGGCAAGATCAGCCGTGCCTCGCCAGGCTACAACGTCCAGAAAGTCCACGGGCCGTTGTCCGGACTGATCCTTGAAATCCCGTTCAACCGCAAGCGAGAAAGACGCTACAGAGGTTCCCGTTTGTGTAGTTCGCACCTCCGGGTCTCGGGTAAGGCGCCCCATGATCGTAATGTTATTCAGCATCGTTTTTCACTTCCGTTTCGTACTGTATTTTATACATCGCATCCAGCAGTTCTATTACCTGGAACCCAAAATCGGATGATTTATATAGCGTCAAAATAAGGTCTAATCGAGCTTCTTTTTTCAGAAGTTCATCCAGTCGAGACTTTGTAAAGTGTTCCATGATTTACTCCTTTCGTTCCCATGATTCTTTGTATTTTGCCAACTGAGCCGGAGTGTCAGTTTCTATCCCCAGCTCTTTGGCTACGTCTATGGTCCCGTCGATTAGCTTTGCCATCTCGGACGTGTCCATTTTGTGCGTTTCCTTGTAAACCAGATAGCAGTTGAACGTAACACCGTTCTCCTGCCTTGTATCGAAGCATTTTACATACGGATAGATCAGATCCACGTCTACGCTGGTCGGAAGTTTAAACCCGATGGTCCGTCCATTCTTGTCTTTGGCCAAAACGCCATAATCGACTACAAGGTTCTTTTTTGTTTGCTCCTCACTGTCGCCCAGGCACCGGGCAATCTTGTTTACCAGCACGTGAAAATAGGCATTTGCATTAAGGCTTCTCTTTGCACGATATTTCTTAATCTCAATGTCCAGATTCTCTGCCTCATGCAGCTTGTCGTACTGCTCCCGGAAATCCCCGTCCAGTTCCAAAGTCAGGCGCTGCTTTCGGTTTATCCCGAAGGAAAGGTCCACAATCCGTCCGATCATAATGCTCTCCAGAACATCCTGTATGTTTCTAAAAGCCCTATGCTCTCGATGCCATGAATAAATTCTTCGACAATATCTCCGATCGGCCGGGCCTGTTCCCTGGGATATTGCTCAATGTACAGATCCTTACCATCACTGACAAGATATTTAAATTCGTGCGCTTCAGGAACGATGTAAAAATAGGCCGGATGCTGTGCCGATTCGAGGTATTTCCCCGCCAGTTCTGCACTGCCCATCGACTTATTAAGGTACTTCACATCATAAATCGTCCCAGCCTTGAGGGCGTCGAGTATGCCATAGACCAAAAAATTCATGCCGGCAGTCTCTAGAACACGAGAAGCTTTAACCTGGATTACTCCGCCTTTGATGATTTCCGCTACCTTAGAAGCACCTTCGTATCCCTTTGGGTAAAGGTACTTACCGATAGGTTCCCCGGAATTGACCTCAATTTCTCCCGTTGGATCCCATTCAGCCTTGAATTTTCCGGTAGCAATTTCATACACAAGGTTTTCAAAGTTAATTCCATTGCGCATGGCTTCCGAGGGTTCCTTTTGTTCCCGCCTGAGGGTGGCGAGAAAGTCTGCCATCGCAGCTTCCTCGTACCCGTCCGCAGCATTAAAGGTATAAGCCCAAGAGGAAAGGAGCGATTGAGTCATTAAATATTGCTCCATCTTTTTACTCTCCTTTCGGAATGTACCCTTTGTCTTTCGTATACTTAAGTCCTAAGGCGTCTGTTTTCTCCCGTAGAAGCGCCGAAGCTTCCTTCTTGGATGTCAGTATGTGTTGCATGTTTGGAAGCGCCTCAGCGGCTTTGTTCGCTGTTTCGGCGTCCGTTATAATATTGACCACCGACCGGACTTCCGCCATGACTTTTTCGTACTGCTCGTGCTGCGGTTTGAAAATCTCGTTCTCAGCACAGATAATGCTTTTTGCCCTCTTAAACAGAAGCGTCATAAAGTTGTTCGGGTCTTTTTCTCCAAGCTCCGGGACCGGAATCTGCCCATAAATTCCGTGCGTGCCTTTGGCGAAGAATTCCTGTTCCGGCGTGAAGCAGATCACCCTCTGCCGACCAATCATCTGAAGATACCCGCCAAAATCACAGCTGTTCCATACCGTATTCCGGGCGCTTCCTTCACACAATAGCCGCTGTGTTGGGTTTCCGTCTTTGTCTGCCTGTTCCTGGCTGTGGAACACATAAATCACATTTTTGTTAAGTACTTTTGTAATGTGTTCTGTAAATCGGGAAAACTCGGCCTTGACGAATCCAAATCCCTTTAGACTGCTGAATTCACCGTTCTTCTGCCGGGCGCCGGGTTTTGTGCGCATAGCCCAATCTTTTAAGTACGTGACGAAGCTACCGCCAGTATCGATAATAATCGTGTCAAATTCACTCATTTCCGGAGATGCGATATCCGCCAGGACATCCTCGTACTGATCGGCAAATACTGTAGGGCAGCGATGCTGCGCTCGCACCCGGGAAACACCTCTATCGAAGTCAATCAGCAGCGGAGAAGGTGCCGAACATGCCAGCGTCGTTTTGCCGATGCCCGGCGAACCGTAGATAATTGCACTGAATTTTTGTTCTGTAAAATCCATTTTTTCCGGTCTGATAATCATTTTTTGCTCCTTTCATAAATCCGTGATATAATTCATTTAGGTTAATTCCCTATGCCTCGTCAGAGTTGCCGCTCTGATGGGGCTTTTTTATTAAGCCGAATAATACTTGCTTAAATCCACTCTCGTATTCTTCTTCAGAAAGTTGTTCTAACACGGAAGATATAAGCGACACACCTACTCTCAGGCACATTCCCGCATTGCCAGAAACCATTTCTATCAACTTTGAATCTTTGCCCTTTTTTGCGGCAATTCCAACAACAACGGTTATATCTTCGTCTTCTGTCGATTTCAGTTGCTCAATCAGCTTCAGAATGTCTTCCTGAACCATCACTTTTGCATTACTTTTCATAAGATCATTCTCCTTTCTCCCGCACAAGGGGTATAATCAATTTATCTCCAGGTTGTATATACCGCCCTGTGAGCTTATTCTCGTGCTGGATGCTATAGACAAATTCATTAAACGATTTTGTCTGGCAGTCAGCATATTTCCCGGCAATCTCCCATACGGTTTCACCGGTATGTACCGTATGCCGGATATATTCTGTTTCCGTGGCCGGCGGGAAGAACTCCATGCAGCCGGCTAACAGAACAGCAGCGATAACGACTAACATAACTACACGATCTGTCCGGTTTTTCATGTTCCTTCCTCCTCGATAATCATTTCTTGCAGGCAATTTGCAAGCGAATGAAAATGCAGTAAAAGACCTTTGATTTCATCTTGTGTTAGCCCGACGACATCTCTTTCCCCGGTGCGGTTCCATCCGTCCTTCATGAAAACGACGGTACCGTAAATCGGATGGCCGTAGAGTAGGGAAGCTATAATGTTGACGTTTAGATTGTCTCGTAACAATCCTTCGTCGTTAACTAACATGCAGAATGGGTGGGGGAGAAGCTGAGGCCGGACGTGCTCCATGTATCCATCCAGCACTTTGTAGATGCCTTCATACAGTGGTTGCTCAAAGTCTTTCTCCTGGAAATGATTATCCGGAGTAACCACAAGTCCTAACATGACCTATTCTTCCTTTCTGCTTTCTCTTGGCGCATGAGCTTTATCTCTTCCCGGAGCATCTTCCGACCCTCTTTTGTGTTTTTAATGGATTGAAGTATCCTGAAAGCGCTTTCGCCCAATCGTATCCACTGCGAATCTGTTATTTTTGACTTATCTAAGTAGGGTATTCCTTGCATTTTAGATTCCTCCGTACTCCTTTAACGATTCATTTTGATTTAGTGAATTTACTTTTTGAATCGTTGTTACTGCGTAGGCCACCATACGAATACCGTCACTGATCGTTAGTATGTGTTCCTTTGTTATTTGCTCATTTGCTTTGAGCATTTGAGCTAACGACCGCTCTACCAACTCCGCATGCTTAATAGCAATTCGGCTCATTATTTTCTTAAGTTCTTCCATTTTGACCCCCTCTCACTAAGCCATTGGGCTTATTCTTTTTTTCGTACAAGCGTAAGTTCGTCTGCCTCTTCTTCAAGCAGATGCTTCAATTTGCACATTGCTTTAATAAATGCCTCTCTCGTTGCTTTTACATCATCCAATGCATTTTGAATTTCTTCGTTTTCTTTTTATAATTTTTATACGGTTTTCCGTATTCAACAGGTAAAAAAAAGAAGGTCTATTTCAGAAGCGGACAGTTTTTTGCTTGTAGCTTCAAGAGCAACCTTATCAATCTCTAACTGCGTAAACGGTACTCTACTTGACAGTCTATCGTAAAGAGCGGTGTCTCCAATTCCCAAAAATACCGCAAATTTATGATTGCTGCCAAAATTTTCCTTAATAAATCCACGCAAATATGCGTAGTTAAATTTTTTCATCATATACCTCTCCTCCTTTCTTTACGGTTTTCCGTATTCATAATACATTACTCTTTTCTTTTTGTCAACGGTTTTCCGTAATTTTATTTTATTTGATGTTGCATTTATTCGCTTTTCCGTATATAATGTTCGTAAGGAGGGGGCTTAAAATGAGTGAAGACATGATTCAAAAAATAAAGAGAATAATGGCACAGCGCAATATTACTCAATCTGATTTAGCGAAATTAACTAAAATAAGCGCTTCTTCAATTTCTGATTATCTAACCGGGAAATATATTCCTAAACAAGACAAACTTGCGACCATTGCTGAAGTATTAGGAGTGAGTCCCGCTTGGTTGATGGGATATAATACAGACAACAAACACGATAATCAATATTATTTAAACCCTGAAACCGCACGATTAGCTCAAGAAGTCTACGACAATCCAGATTTGCGCATTTTATTTGATGCTTCAAGGCATCTTACGCCGGAAGATATACGTTTTGTGGTCGAAATGGTAAAGAAAATGAAAGGATTAAACGATTAAATCATTCTCTCAGGAGTGTGCTGCTATGCGTATTATATATAAGGATATGCCCTGCAACATCAAAGGCTTGTCTGCTACGGACTCAGACGGCATTCCGGTTATGATTTTAAATAGCCGGCTTACACACGAAAGAAATAAACTCACCTATGCACATGAAAAATCTCATGTACAAGATTTTGGTCAGGAGCAAGATGTTAATTTGCTGGAAAGTATCCGGCACAATAAAAAGGAGGCGCGATAATGAAAAAGATTTTAAGTTTTATGGCAGCTATTATCGTCTGTATTTTAATCTCCGGATGTGGTAATAGCGAGCTTGCAGAAAAGACGGGTATGAATGAAAGCCAAGAAAAAGCCGCTCTTACTGTCTTTAATAATAATGGCATTACCGGCGAACTAAAAAACATTACTAAGTATAAAGATAACCCTCCGATGTTTGCTATTAAGTATGGAGATTATGGCGAAATCCTTTTCTCCCTTACCCCAGACAAGCAAATTTCCGGCATCATGTATGGTCCTGAAACAATTTATCGCAATGGAAACTCGGTTAATAAGTTGTCTGATTTACTTATTAAAGACAAAGAACGTGAAAATTATACATTTACTGCATGGAATTTAGTACGCAGTAAATTAAAGAATCCAGATAGTGCCAATTTTACTGCTATGCCTACGGTGTCACGTCATAAAGATATCGTCTTAGTTATCGGAGAAGTGAAAGGACAAAATTCTTTTGGCGCAACTGTGCGTAGCTCTTATCGTGTAAAAATGCAGCTACCTGACAAAAAAATTTTAGAATTTACTATGAAATAAAAAAGGCTGAATACCATATAGAAGTCATAGATTTGAATAGAACCATAGTGGAATGTAAAGGAATTAGATGTGGAAAAGGAAAAGGCATTTGAAGAAACCATCCCAGATGAGTTAGCACGATATAAAAAATTATATAACGCAGGTGCTTTGTCCGCGGATAAGTTTTTAAAAATTATCAGCGCATTAACCGCCAAGAATAAGTAGTACAACTAAGGAGCTT